ATACGGCGTTATTTGTGGGATTGAGATCACCACATGAACGGCTAACTGAATCAGGTGTTAGAGCCATGATGAATAAAATATGCGAGAGCGATAAGGTTAGCAATATTCACCTACATCCGCATAAGCTACGCAGGACCATGGCAACCAATATGATTAATCGTGGTGCACCGGCAGAATATGTACAAAAGATTTTAGGACATGCATCAGTCCAGACTACATTACAATGTTATGCAAGCATCAGTAATCAGATTATCAGAGAAGCTCATAGGAAATATGCAGTATAATTATAATTACAACGGAGGATATATGAAAACGATAGAAGAAATAGAAAAAGAATTACAATAACAAGAAGATCAGATGAAATTATATCCAGTTGGATCAGCAAAATATATGGATACTTTAAATATTATTAACACTCTTCTTTGGGTTTTAAAAGAAAAATAAAAGAAAAATAAAAGAAAGGGCATAAAGCCCTCTCCCTTAATTACTAACTCGTCATTAGTAATTGTAACATATTAACTATGCTACATCAAGGGGGAATTTATGATGTTGGAAACAACTATTACATATCAAAACGGTAAAGTATTCAAAGAAATTGATTTCCAGATAATGCTTCGCAAAGAAAAAATTAAAGTACATCAGCAATCTATTAGAAAATCATATAAACTAGCCGGTATTGATGGACCAAGTGGGAACGATAATATGGGAATAGATTATTCACGAGTAACTTCATCCACTCCGGTAGCTCGTATAGGATTGGATGATGCCATAAGATTGGCAGATCGTGACCATAAGAAGATAAAAATACTTGAAAATGAAATTGATCAGTTGCGATACAGGAAAAGAAATTTGCTGAGAGTACTCAAATCCCTTGATGGAATTGAAGAACAGATATTTTATTACCGAGTTATTATGTGTGAAACACAGGAAACAGCAGCTGAAGAGATTGGAGTATCTACAAGACATCTTCAGAGAATAGAAAAACAGATGAAAGACGTAGCTATATTATTTGAAATATGATATGAGAAAAATAAAATTTCTGAATTATTTTTTTATCTGATTTTTTGAGCAATTAAAATATAAGAAATCCAGTAAAATCAGACTTTGTGGCATTTTAACCATGTCGTGTTTTGTGTCGTGTTTTATGTCGTGTTTTTGTCGTGTTTATTATGCTATAATCAATATTAGTTAAAATTATATCTGCAGGGCAGTAATTCAACCTCTTGGTTTGGATTGTTGCCCTGCTTTTTATATCAAAGGTGGTGATGGTATATGAATACGGTGGAACCTATCAGGGATAAAGATTTGATAGCTGATATAGCCGATTATCTAAAAGGTAAAAGCGAAAGAAATTATGTTATGTTCATGTTCGGGATTTATTCCGGATTAAGAATATCAGATATCTTAAAATTTAAGGTTAGAGACGTCAGGGACAAATCCTATATTTACATGAGGGAAAAAAAGACCAATAAAGAAAAAAGGTTCCCAATCAATGATGAACTTAAGCCTGTATTGAAAGAATATATCGCTGGGAAGAAAGACTATGAATATCTCTTTAGATCTCGAAAAGGTCGGAATGAACCGATATCAAGACAGCAGGCATACAATATACTGTCAGATGCCGCAGATACATTTGATCTATATGCTATTGGTACTCATACACTACGAAAAACATGTGGATATCATATGTACCAGCAAACGCATGATCCGGTAACAATCAAAGATATATTAAACCATAGTGATATATCGGTTACTATGAGATATATCGGAATTAACCAGGACATGAAAGACTCCACAATGAAGAAGTTAAGCTTTAAAAAGTAATTTTCATTTTTTTTGAGCCTTTGTATTTGACATATTTTAATGATGTCAAATTAGGATATATAATTTTTTTGGAGTTATATAGAAGAAAGTATTTATTATGAATTTTACACAATTATAAGATATGACAAATTCAACAATTAAATAAGTTGTCTGATAACTTATATTTTTATGATGATAACAGCATGTAATAACCAAAAAATCAAGCGTATTTATGAGGTGTAGAAACGCTCATGGAATGCTTCATATTGTATAAAAATTAATGATAATAAATTGATGTTATATGGATAAAGAAAGGAGGATATATGTATCAACCTAATGAATCAACACGAGGTGGTGAAAATCCACCAAGTACAGGAAGTTCTGCACAGTCAAAACAAAGCAGACTATCTATGAAGATATCAGTAGATACAACAGACATAGACAGGATAGCAATTGGTATGAGACTGTATGACATGCTTGATAAGTCGAATGTCAGCAATAAGGTACATAACGATGACGGACAGCAGTTATATCAATGAGAGCAATGTCAATGAAATGTATCAGTTGGTTAATGGAGATAGAGACAGAATAGTGGTATATAGGAGCTGACAACAGTTGATATATCGTAAGTGTACAGTATGTGGTAATAAAGTGGAGCAGTACGCCCAATGCGTATGTGAGAGAAAGAAGCGCCTAGATAACTATAAGGACTATCAGCAACGCAGGTTACAAGATGAAGTAGAGAAGGAACGAGTAGCATTCTATCAATCAGATGAGTGGGAACAATGCAGACAGACAGTAGCAAGACATCAATATAACCTTGATTTGGTTAAATGGAGCAGAGGTAGAATAGTACAGGCTGAATTGTATCATCATGTGATAGAGGTAAGGGATAGTAAAGATAGTCGATTAGATATATATAATATAATCGGATTAACACAAAGCAATCATAATAAAATTCATGCGATTATGAAACAAGGATGGGAAGAAAAGAAACAGATACAAGATATGTTATTAGATATCTTAGATAGATTTGAAAGGGAATATTATGAATAATTTATACACCGGGGGAGGGTCAAAAAGTTATGATCAATCAGGGAAAACCGACTGTGCTTAACCAGTCGTAAATATTCCCATTTTCAAAAGTATGACATATAAAGAAAAGGTGGTGATAGGATGGCAAATATAAAGCCTGCAGAATTTAGAACAGGGCATACCAGCAACGAAGAGATTAAGAAGAGGAAAGATACAGAGAATAAGTTAAAAGGTAATAAAAAAATCAGTGCCCAACCACCAGTGGATCTAAGTGATAACGGAAAAAGAATTTATAAGGAAATTATTAAGCTTCTTCCAAAAGGATTTTTGAGTAGTGCCGATACGTATACGGTACGAATAGTAGCCGAATCACTTGATTGTATGAAAATAAGTTCAAGCGTAATACATAAAAAAGGTCTTTTCACTGATGATGGAAAAGAAAACGAAGCATCTAAAGCCTACGAAAGATATTCTAAGATATATGATAAGTTTTCCGCTAAAATCGGTTTAAGTCCAAAGGATCGTGCAGCAATTGCTTCAATCATAGTAGCCGATAGAGAAAACAAAGATGATGAATTGCTAAAAGTATTAAGAGGCGATGATGATTAATGGTTCTATTAGAAAAGGCTCTTAAATATTGCAATGATGTAGCAAGCGGTGAAGAAATAACAACCGTTGAAGTCGAGCAGCAATGTAAGATCTTCATGGATGATTACAATACCAATCAATACCTAGATGATTTTGAGTTTTGTTTTAGTGAGAAAAAGTTAAAAGTAGTAGATAACATCTTGAAACTTTTGAATTACGCTACCGGATTTGTAGCAGGGCAATGCGTATTAAATGGATTGGCAGGCTTTCAGGCATTATTCCTATGCGCATTATTTGGGTGGAGATACAAAAATGATATAGGTAAATTTAGATACAGAGATATCAACCTTTTTATTCCGAGAAAGAATGCAAAGACGTTCCTAGTAGCGGTAATATTTATTATAATGATGTTAACCGAACAGAACATGAGTGAGTTTTACTCTATCTGTATTGATAGAGACTTGGCAAAGGAATTAAGAAAAGCAATAGCGCAAATTATTGAAGCTAGTCCACTGATCAGCAAACACTTCTTTGTATCGGCTTCGGATATCGGAAAAATTAAATGTAAGATAACAAATAGCTTTTATCTTCCTAGGACAAGTAAAGCAAATAAGAATAATTCCATCCGTCCAGCCTGTGTTTGTTGTGATGAAGTCGGAGCATTTACCAAAAACGATAATATACAAGCCATGAGAAAAGGTCAATTATCGGTAAAAAATCCAATCATGGTAAGAACAACAACGGCTTATGCAGAATCGGACTCTATCATGATTGAAGAATTAGTATATGAGCGTGCAGTTTTGGAGGGAACCGTAACCAATCCAAGAGTGTTTTCGTTTATTTATTATTGTAACAGGGATGAAGTTTGGACTGATCACGGACTATACAAAGCAAATCCACTTAGAGTGGAGGAAAACTACAAAGAAATACGAGAGGATAGAGAAACCGCCAAGATAAAAATATCAGAGCAGGAAGAACTATTCACCAAAAACTATAATATCTTCCTTGAAACCAATGAACTTAACAAATATGTTGATATCAAGTATTGGCATAAATGTGTAGCTGATAAAATCGACCTCGAAGGTGAGGAAGTAATTGTCGGAATAGATTTATCCGTTACCACTGACTTAACAGCTGTAGGAATTACATGTAAGAAAAAAGACGGTAAAATATATTGTATATCACATGGATTTTTGCCTGAGGAATCGCTTACAACCAGAAGAGAAGATATAGATTATCGAGCATATGAAAAACTAGGCTATTGCGATATACATCCAGGCATGACGGTTGATTATGAAAGAGTTGAGGAATATGTTCGGAGCATCGAAGAGATTTATAATTGCAGAATTAAAACTATTGTAACGGATCCGATGAACGCAAAGGAAATGATGGGTAGGCTAGGCAATGATTATGAAGTGGTGCTATTAAAACAAACATATACCAATTTATCTCCTGCAACAAAGGAGTTCCGTAAGAGGATATATGACGGTAAAGTTGTTCATGAGAAAAACGAATTACTTGATTGGAATATGAGGAATGCTACTACAAGTAAAGGCAAAGCAGATGATGAAATGCTGAACAAAGAAGATAAAAACAAACAGCGCATTGATATGGTGGTTGTATTGGTATTTGGATACACAGAATTAATTGAAACAGGTAACGATTATAACGCAATAGATATTCTTGATACTATGGATTGGTAAGGGGTGATTAAGATTAAGGCAGACAGAAAAATTGAGAGTAAGTTTTCGATGAAATTATTCAAGGCAGATCTGCTGACGATAATTTCTTTTTTAATTATTTTTTGTACTACATACACACTTAACAGGCATGTAGCAATGTATCTACTGGCAATATTTTTACTTATACTAAGCTACTTTATAGTAAAAAAAGAATAAGAAAGCGAGGAATGTTAAATGTTCACAATGAAAAATTTAGAAAACGTATTTGAAGCAGCCGAGAAAAACCAGAACAAATACATAGGGGTAAAGATTGAAGCCAAAGGTTCAGCGAAACCGGAGATCATTATTAATCCGTCTGAAAACTTTAAGGCAAAATTAGAATACTATCAAAAAGCCTATGATGAAAATTTATCTTTGAAGGCTGCCAAAGGAATTAAAATAGTCAGCGCAGCAGGTGGAAATGATTTTGCATGGTTGGAAACATCGTTGGCATAAAGCACCGAGAATATCATGAAAGGAGGTACATCGATGTTTTGGGACAAAGTAGAAAAGCGAGAAGAAGCAACGGTCAATGATTGGACAACCTTATATAGTTTTGAAAACGGTTATGACAATGCAGTTGGTAAAAACAGCGGATTAAATGAAAGCACGTATTTTAGTTGTTTAAAAATAATCGCTGAGAGTATTGCAAAATGTCCTTTTCAGATAAAGCAAGAAACTGAAAAAGGTGACATTGTAACCTATGACCATTATTTATCAGACTTGTTAAGACTAAGACCTAACCCAAGCATGAGTGCAATTGATACATTTAAAACACTTGTAACACTGTCAAAACATTATGGGATAGCTGGATTATTTATAGATAGAGTAGGCAGCAAAGTAAAGGCACTATATCCTGTGAAAATAACAGGTATCACAGTTGATGATGCCGGACTTATAAAATCCACTAAGAATAATAAAGTTCTATATGATTACCAAGGTGTCAATGGGGAATATGGAAGTTGTCTTGAAAACAATATCATTGTATTAAGAGATTTTACGCTTGACGGGATAAACCCAAAAGCCACTCGTAATATATTAAGTGAATCACTTGATACAAGTATCAAAAGCCAAGGGTACCTAAATAAGCTATTCCAGAATGGCCTTACTAATAAAATTGTGGTACAACTTACCTCTGACTTGAAAGAAGAAGGAGAGCTTAAGAAGGTACAGGAAAAGTTCGGAAGGATTTACAGTAACAATAATAGAATATTCACAGTTCCAGCTGGATACAACGTATCAAGTCTTAATCTTTCCTTAACCGATGCACAATTTGCAGAGTTAAGACTGATGTCAAAGAAAGACATAGCAGGTTCCATGGGTGTTCCTCTTTCGAAATTAGGTGAAGTAATTGAAAATGCAAAGTCTGATGAACAGGACAACATTTCATTTTTAACGGATACCCTCCAAGTTATCTTCACACAAATTGAGCAAGAAGGAGATTGGAAGTTATTAAGCGCAATCGACAGGAAAAAAGGACTTAAAGTTAGAGCCAATACCAATGTTATGCTAAGACTTGATGCAAAAACACAAGCTGAAGTAGTTACAACATATACCAAGAACGGTGTTTACAGCCTTAACGAAGCGAAAGAGATTGTAGGTGTAGAGAAACTTGACAAAGATGTTACGACATTCCCAAGTGGTCAGGTGACACTTGAACAGATGATGAATAATGACGTTTCATATGCACATGATACTAAAAATGTAGTGGCTGATAATGAAGATAAGCAGATAACAAAGACTACAAAAGATACAGTTGTCAACATAGAAACAGAAGGTACAGTATCAAGCATTAGTTTAAATGGTGCACAGATACAAAGTCTATTGCAAATAGTTACTGCGGTAGCAGCGAACCATCTGCAATATGAATCTGCCATTGTATTAATAACATCGGCATTTCCGTTTGATGAAGAAGTTGCAAAGCAGATATTAGGAAATCCAAAGGTTCTTGATGTAAAACCTAAGAAAGCAGGTGAGGATATTGTCACTGACATTAACTGATACCCAGGCGTATTTGAGAGTAGAGGATAATTACGACAATACATACATCACTGAATTAATCGAAACCTCTCAAATTTATATTGAATCTTGCGTAGGAACTGCATATCAAACAAATGAAAAAGCGGTTAAATTAGCTATTTTACTGCAAAAGAAATTAATTGCCGATATGTACGACCAAAGAGGGACAGAAATTCCAAATAATACAAAGCAAGACAAGATTACTCAAAGTATTTTGGATAAGTTATCTAATTATGTTGTTACAACGTAGGAAGGAGGTAAGCAGATGGAAATAGAAATTAGGAGTGACAGTGTACTGATCAAAGGTTATGTGAATGCCGTGGAGCGAGATAGTCGTAAAATAGCATCCCCAAAAGGTGAATTTGTAGAACAAGTCCGGAGTGGAACATGGAAGAATGCGATTGAAAAAAGAGAAGACATTCCAGCTCTTGTCAATCATGATTGGACTAGAAAAATAGGTTCAACAAAAGACAATCTCAAATTACGAGAAGACAGCATCGGATTGTATGCAGAATTAAGAGCAACTGATCCTGATATAATCGAAAAGGCTAAGTCTAAAAAATTAGTTGGATGGTCCTTTAGATTTATAAAGGATAAGGAGTCATGGGGCAAAACTGACGATGGTGTAGAAAGACGATACCTTGATGAGATTGACTTGTTGGAAGTATCAGTTCTGGATAATACAAAAACCCCGGCATATTACGGAACATCGGTGGAGGCCAGAGACAACGAAGAAGTGAACATCGAACAAAGATTTCTTCGTGATGTAGTGGAGTATATCGGAGTTGAGGGCAAAAACGAAGACGAAATGCGAAAGAATTTAGAAAAGAAACTAAAATTATTAAAATTAGAGCTTGAAATATAGCTCTATTTTTATACAAAAAAATGAAAAGGAATGGTGAAACCATGAAGACTTTAAAAGAATTATTAGCGTTATTAGATGCAAAAAAAGCTGAAATCAGAAGCTTCCTTGATGCAAGCGAAGCAGATAAGGCAGAAAAAGCAATTGCCGAGAAGAGAAACCTTGAAAAATTAATCAAGGTTGCAGAGGAAGTTGAGGAATCCGAAAAGAGAGACCTTGAAAACCAGAAGCAAAATAAAACAGGGGGTAAAACCGCTGAAGCAGTAAGCGAGTTTAGATCAATTGTAAAAACCGTTATGGGTGCAGAA